AACAAATGAAAAATAACAAATAATACATAAGGAGTTAAACAATGGACTTAAATGCAATTAAAAAACGCTTAAATCAGTTACAAACCACAAACACTCGAACTTCCAGTCTTTGGAAACCACAACCAGGAAAAACACAAATTAGAATCGTACCTTACGCTTTTAATAAAGATAATCCTTTTATCGAGTTATTCTTTCACTACAATTTGAACAACCGTTCTTATCTTTCACCAATTTCTTTTGGTAGACCAGACCCTATTGAAGAGTTTGCTCAAAAACTAAGAGGAAGTGGTAGTAAAGAAGACTATCAACTTTCTCGAAAGTTGGAAGCTAAAATGAGAACTTTTGCTCCAGTAATAGTTAGAGGTGAGGAAAAACAAGGTGTGAAGTTTTGGGGTTTTGGTAAAACGGTTTATCAAGAGTTGCTTTCCATTATTGCTGACCCAGATTATGGTGATATCACAGACCCAGTAAATGGTCGTGATGTCGTGGTAGAATTTCTATCAGCTGAAGAAACAGGTGCAAGTTTCCCTAAAACAAATATTAGGGTTAAACCAAATCAAACACCTATTTCTGATGATCCAGCAGTCTTAGAGGTCGTAAAGAAACAACAGGACATTACAGAAATCTATCAAGAATTGTCATATGATGATATGACAGAGATTTTGAATGAATGGTTGAATCCAAAAGAAGATGCAAAAGAAGAGGAATCTACTACTAAAGTAGATACTGTTGTTTCATCCGAATTGGAAAAGTCTAAAGTATCTAATACATCAGATGCTTTCGATGATCTATTTAATTCATAAATAAGAACCCCGTACTTGGGTGGCAGTTCACAGATTGAGAACAAGAGTTGGCTGTTATTGTACGCCTAACCACCCAATTACATTATTGATAGGAGAAAAAAATGTCATCAGTAAATGATGTGTTGGCTAAAACATTAGCCGACTCACTAAATAAAAAATTCAAAGATACTAAAGTAGCATACTTTCTTGATGGTACGGATACAACACCTACCGATATCAAAGATTTTATTTCTACTGGTAGTTCCATGTTAGATTTGGCTATATCAAATAGACCAGATGGTGGAATTGCAGTTGGTAGAATTACAGAAATCAATGGATTAGAATCAAGTGGTAAATCTCTACTTGGTGCCCACATATTAGCAGAAACTCAAAAGAAAGATGGAATCGCTGTCTATATAGATACAGAGACTTCAGTTTCACAAGAGTTTTTGGAAGTAATAGGTGTTGAAATGGATAAGATGTTATATCTACATTTAGAAACAGTAGAAGATATCTTTGAAGCGATTGAAGAAATCGTAACAAAAGTTCGTGAATCAGATAAAGATAGATTGGTAACAATTATGGTTGATTCACTTGCTGGAGCTACTACAAAAGTAGAGTTAGAAGCGGACTTTAATAAAGATGGTTGGGCAACAGCCAAAGCAATTATCATCTCGAAGGCTATGAGAAAGATTACTCAAATGATTGGTAGAGAGAAAATTGCTTTAATATTTACCAACCAATTAAGACAAAAACTTGGAGTAATGTTTGGAGACCCTTGGACTACAAGTGGTGGAAAAGCATTACCATTTCACGCTTCAACTCGTATTCGTTTAAAGAATATGGGGCAAATCAAAGATACAGATAAAAATGTATTGGGAATGAAGTGTAGAGCTCAGATTGTCAAGAATAGATTAGGGCCACCATTAAGACATGCCGATTATGATATGTACTTCGATAGAGGAATAGATAATTATGGTGCATGGTTAACTGTACTTAAAGAACATAAGTTAGTTAAATCAGGTGGTGCATGGTACACTCTCACAGATGGAAAAGGTAAAGAACATAAATTCTTATCTAAAGATTGGGAAGAGTTAATTACGAGTAACGATGAAATAAAAGAATATGTGTATCAAATCATTTGTGATAAGGTTATATTAAAATATCAAGAAAAACTTGGTATTGATGATGTAGAGTTCACAGATGAGGTCATCGGTGATTAATCAAAAACACTTATCTATACTCGAAGAGATAAAAAAATCTGGCGGAAAGGTTGATAGTGGTGAACCAAATGACTCGGTTTTATTGATTGATGGATTAAACACTTTTATTAGAGTTTTTTCCGCTATACCAACTACTAATGAGGACGGGATCCACATTGGTGGAATAGTTGGTTTTTTAAGGTCAATTGGTTATACTATTAATATGGTAAGACCCACACGAACCATCATAGTTTTTGATGGTAAAGGTGGGTCTAACCGCCGTAGAAAAATCTTTCCAGAATATAAAATGGGCAGGAAGATGTCAGTTCGTTTGAATAGAACTACTGGTGTTTCGCTTACTCGTGAAGATGAACACAAGATGATGATTGCTCAATTAAATAGAGTGATTGAATATCTTGAGTGTTTACCTTTAACCATTACCAATATCGAAAATATAGAAGCAGATGATGTGATTGGATATTGTGCTAAACATTTATTCAAAGATTCAAAATCTACTATAATGTCAACCGATAAAGATTTTCTACAATTAGTTGATGAAAATATCAAAGTCTATTCACCTACAAAAAAATTAATGTATGATGAAGAGAGAATCTTAAATGAATATGGAGTCAATTCTAAAAACTTTTTATTGTATAGAATATTGGATGGTGATAAATCAGATGGTATACCAGGAATAAAAGGGGCAGGATTAAAAACATTATTGAAAGTGTTTCCATTTCTTGAATCACCACATGAGATTACAATAGAAGATATATTGAAAAGTTCTCAAGTAAATAAAGACAAATATAAAGTATGTGAAATAATTAGTGATTCAGAAGAACAATTACATTTGAATAAAAAACTTATGGATTTAACAGATGGTATTATGTCTGGCAGTTCAAAGTTAAGAGTTAAGAATCAATTAGAACAACCAATCCAAAGAATTATTAAACATAAATTTCAAAAAATGTTTTTGGAAGATAAGTTATACACAGCTCTACCTAATTTAAATAGTTGGTTGGCAACAACATTTAATAGATTAAATTTCATGGCGGAGAAAACTCATGGATAAAGATTATACAGAAAAACAATTAGAACACATATATGGTAAATGGTTATATGAATATGGTGGTTCACAAGATATAAAAACTTTTAGAGAGTATGTAAATGAATACAAAGGTGATCCCGATAAGTATGGGAATTGCCCCTGTTACACTTGTCAATCAGGGGAGTATTAAAAAATGGGTAGAAAAATTAAATATAAAACAAAAAAGGAAAAAAAAGAAGCTCAAAAGAGATGGCAAATGGAGCATTATAGAAGAAATTCAGATACGATAAAATCAAAGGCTCGAGAAAGATATCGTGAAAAGAAAAGAAAAGAATTTTATGATAAAAAGGTACATGATATGTATGAGAACTTGGAATGAGTTCAGTAGACTATAGTGTATTGAGTAAATTTCTTGATGAAGATAAGTTATCTTTAGATTATCATAAGGTATGTAGTAGTTTAGATAAAATAGAAATAGAAGATGCAGTTGAGATTATCTTCAAGTATTATAGAAAGAATGGATTCCCACATTATACAATTCGTGAAGAAGAGAAACACGAACAAATAAGAAAGTTACAGAATTTTAAACACGAACAAATACTTGATGGTGATGAGATAACTCAGACAATGAATGGATTGAGGTTGGCTTGGAGTTATTTTCCACAATTTTGGGAAGTTCCTTGTGGTAATGCAAAAACCACACCAATGGAAAATTTCCACAATGATGACAAGTTGAAAGAGGTTATCAAGAAGACAATTAAATGGCATTACAATCATAGTGATAAACCACATTGGACAGAGAATAGATTCAGACAGAACATAAAGATATATGGTGGAACACAAACCGTATCTAACTTTCGTCCTACTGCTGCAAAATACATTTATGAAACTTACGGTGGAGATGGAGTTGTTTGGGATATGAGTTGTGGTTGGGGTGGAAGACTATTAGGTGCACTTTCATCTAAAAGAATTAAAAAGTATATTGGTACAGAACCTTCAACAAAAACATTTGAGGGATTGAATAAGATTAAAGAAGAGTTTAGTTATCTTGGTAAAGAAGTAGAATTACATTGTCTTGGTAGTGAAGTATTTAAACCAAAAGAAAAAGTAGATTTATGTTTTACTTCACCACCATATTTTAATACTGAAAAGTATGCAGATGAACCAACTCAAAGTTATATTAAATTTCCAACAGAACAAGAATGGATAGATGGATTTTTATTTCAAACTTTACAAAATACTTTTGATTCTACGAAAGATAATGGATATTTATTATTGAATATAGCGAACACTTCGAGTGGGAAAAATATTGAAAATGGTACTTTAGAAATAGCAAAAAAAATAGGTTATAGTCATATCAACACACTTAAATTAAATTTATCAACAATGGCCAGAGAAGGTGAGGGTTCAGGTTCAAAGTATGAA